ATCCAAGCGATACAACAAATGCAGCTCCAGTACCTGAAGACGTGTTGCCGTTAGTAGCGTTGGATGGAGCTGTAGAGTTGGCAATTTGAGTTCTGATTACCGAGGTATTTGCAAACTCACCACCTGTCAAAATCATTAACGATGTTATGGATCCTGTTGCATTTGTTGTAATCTTGGCAGCACTGTTACTTACACCATTAGAGAATGTAACAATTTGGTTATTAACATAACCACTGCCACCATTTGATATAGTTAATCCGGTAATAGCATTTGGTCCACTATTTGCAGCATTAATATCACTATCAAATCCCTCAAGAATGAATGTTCTTGTATTAGCTATGTTAATGATATCCTTATTCTTGACTGGACCAAACACATATCCCTTCATTGTGAAGTTCAATGTGTGGATAATTGTTCTTCTATTCTCAAATGAATCTTCATATGTGTCGTCAGTTGTAATGGAATTCAGAATAACAGGAACATCCATACGTAGATCTAGATCATCAACCAACTTCATAGTGTTGGTCCATTCTGGTGTGAAGTATGGTAGGATTTGTTCAATTAGTTGTGTGCCATCTTCTGCATTAAGAACATAGATCGATAACTCAAAATCTATGTTCCATGGAACTGGATTATAGACAGATGCATTTACTGTATCGCTGGTACCTGGTGCCTTAATCTGACCGGCTGTTGGTAGCTTTCTTGTAGCATCGTAGTTATAACCTACAATCTGAAAGCTCATTCTAGGTAGCGATATAGCATCTGCCTTGGTTAGATTAGGGTCTTGCTTTATTCTTGATAAGAACTTAGCTCTTGGACCATAGGCAATAGGAACCTTAATACGCTTGATAATGCTACCAGCTGTGTTTCTTCTCCAAACAACCATATCATTGAACATTGTACCAAAGACAATGACATAGCGTCTGATTGTTTCGTGATAAAATTCGTTACCAAACATTAGTAGGTATTAGCCTCTGAGAATGGATTAATTTCTGTGAAATCAAGAATGTCATCACCCTTGGTTTCAAACATTTCGTTTTGAGCTTGCTTATCAATTGTAGATATCACAAACTGAGTAGCTTGCTGGGTGCTATTAGCCATAGCAAAGCTCATTGCGTTATACGTATCATCAATAATATCAATACCAGTATTGAATGTCTCTTGGTTGAACTCAAATAGCTCACAAACAATATCATATGTCTGTAGAGCACCCATCTGATAGAATATTGCTTCGTGCTCAACAAATCTAACTACAAAGCCCTTTGAGTTTAGAGGGAAGAATATCATATCACCTTCCCTTGGTCTAGCTAGACCTGGGATCTCATCAGCAAATGTTCTTCTTGCTACAGTGAATGTGATTCTATCTCTGATCTGTAAGCCAAACTTAGATAGGAAGTCGCCTTCACCCTCAAACCCTTCAACATTCTTAATATACATTTCAATAGCATAAGCATTGTTGAATGAGGCTAGCTCATCTTCCTGGAACACTTCTTCTTCATTGACAATTGTTCTAGGACAATACCAAACTTCATGGCCATAGATTCTAATTGACTCTATTACAAGATCTTCAATTAGGTTTTGTTCTTGGCTACTGTTGAAGTTGTTAAAATAAAAGTTAGTAGGCATTTTAACCTACCATATGGTAAGCAGGAAGTGTATAGCTTGTTTGCATTTCTTGTTCTAGTGCTTCAATTTCAGCCTTAGCATCATCCTGGATTTTTTCACCATTAAACTGAACGCCACCTGGTAGAACCATACCAGTGAACTTAGTTAGATTTGAACCCCATTGGTACTTGATTTGAGCTGTAGTGTATAGAGCTAACCAACGGTCACTCCAGACATCAGCATAGGTTGTTGGGTCAACTACCTCGTATGCCTCTACAACAAAGTACTCGCCCTCAACAGCTAGATCCCAATCCATATCAATGTATAGTCTGTTTTTGTGTCTGTTGTATCTAATTGGCTTTTGGCCAACTAGGATCTCTTCCAAAAACTGAATATGCTGCATGGCCATGACATATGGAATCATGGACTGAGTGGTTAGAGTGTAAAGGTCATTTAGAGCAATCTGATAGCGAATGTTGAACAGATTCATCGTGTTGATGCTCTGGCCAACTGGGAAAATTCTTACAGCACCAATGATATTTTCTGGTAGTGTGATGTATTTGTTAGTCTTGTCTGTTGACGTAATTAGGTGCTTATAGTATAATTTTTCTGCCCCATCAAAATGATAATCCCAATAGTATCTTAGGGATTCATCAATACGGTCCTCGACCTGATCATCATCTACGTTGATTTCTATAACTGGCTTACCTAATTTACGAAGGCAATACTCTTTAAATTCAGATCTGGTTGTTGGAACTGCCATGGATTTTGCTCTCCAAATACGTTATATATGTATTTATAGATCAATAATATCCAGACATTCGTAGAGACCACCAGCGCATTTTTCTGATTCCTCACCATTAGCAATGATCTTATTCACAGTGCTTTTAGGTAGATAATCCTCAACAGTTCTAACATACTTGCTATAGAAATTAAATGGGTAGCCGTAAATTTCTTCTGATTTAAGAGAACTATTCAATTTAATTGATTTGTTCCAAAGGTTGACAACATACCCGGCCTGAATCTTAAGATTATGGGCAATTGTTTGTCTTGCCGAGATTGCCAGTCCAATTAGTGGATCATCCTTACCGTTATAATCTCTTGGTAATGTTGTCATCTGTTTTCTTTTGGCAACATCGGATAGGAATTGAGAATCCCCACTATCCAGTTTGGCTAGTGGTATTCGGCTCATATCAGCAACAAAGAAGTTAACATCCACCGATTTATCAACTTCCGGTAGACCAACCATAGCGTACATCGCCAACTGGCCATGATTCTGATACACTCTTGTTAGGCATGCGCCAAACTCTTTGAACTGCAAAGCATCCTTTACAGTTTCTGTATAGTCCCTAATTACGATTGCACCACTTAATACACATGCAACTATTTCCCTATTACCCAACTCAGCAACAATCTTTAGGGTCGATGTCACAGTGTTTCTAATATCAAAGTCATCAACAACATAAACCTTAGCATCAATACCTTTTTCTTTAATGAAAGCACTTAGCCTTCTATCATAATCCTTAAAGGCAGCAAACTCTGGATTGTGGGAATTATCATTATACATTCCATTGTATTTCACAACCTGGCTACCTGGGATGATAACAACAATATCTTTTATACCAGAATCAAACATTGAACTTAAGGTGAGAAATGCACCATGGTGCTGAGCAATGAGGAATGTCTTCATTTCTGTTCAGCCTCCCTAATTGCCTTCAACTCTTGGTCAATAACTTCATCACCTTCTTCGCCTGGCTTCTTAGAAAGCTGAATATGCTTATGCTTCTTCATGTTATCAAAGAATCTTTGTACAGCTTCTTCTTTATTTTCATGGTGGACAGAAATCAACCCTGATTCTGGATGTGACATTAGAGCAGCAAACTTATTAACTAGTTTGTCTTTGACACCACATCTATCTAATGACATATACACAGCTTCAAATGTCTTGCCAACTTTAGCCTCTTTATTATCAATAAGGCCAATACCCTTACCCAAAATTACAGCTGCACAGCCTGTTTCAGAGGAGAGAGTAAAGTTAACCTTCTTACATCTCTTCATAATTGGGTACATTGAGGCATCGTTCTTTACGACTCTACCTTTATATTTGTTCTCTAGCATTGTCTGCCAAACTTTAGCTGTAATAGGATGCAGCTTGATCCAGGCACCACTTTGGAATAGTTGGTCAACCTTTTTAAAGTCAACTGCATCTTTGGTAATTAAGTTAGTACCTGGGAGGAGCACTAATTCGTTTACATCACCGTATTCTAGATCCAGATCTTCGTCTAGTAAGTATTTGTCGGTTAGGTTAGCTCTTAGAGCCTCTACAATTCTATGACCTTCTGGTGTAGCGCCCTTCCTAATACACTCAATCATATTCTGTGTTGCAATCTGAGTGTTACATGGAGCTAGGTATAGAATCTGGGTTAGTAG